CCCGCAAGGCCCGGCCGGCCCTACCGGCCCTGCTGGGCCTCAGGGGCCTGCAGGAGCAACCGGCCCTGCTGGGCCCCAGGGCGCGAAGGGGGACACCGGCGACACGGGCCCGCAAGGCCCTGCCGGTGCGACCGGCGCAACAGGCCCACAAGGACCGAAGGGTGATACCGGCGACACGGGGCCTGTTGGCGCGACCGGCCCTGCAGGCCCGGCAGGGCCGCAAGGTCCGCAAGGCATTCAGGGCATCAAGGGGGACACGGGCGACACCGGCCCTGCTGGACCCGCAGGCTCGGCCGGACCGACTGGCCCCCAGGGCCCCCAGGGCCCTGCTGGTGCGACCGGCGCGACAGGGCCTCAGGGCGTACAGGGCATTCCTGGCCCCACCCCCACGCTCCAGGCCAACCACGTCCTGGCCGGCCCCTCGTCTGGCGCTGCAGCTCCAGCGGCTGGGCGGGCCTTGGTCGGCGCTGATCTACCGGCTATTGGCGATGCAGTTTTGTTTATTGTTTCAGACCGTGGCCAAACAGCTGTTATCAGCGGCGACTTTGCGGAAGTCCGCTTCACATTCCCCGGAACAGTTACAAGCGTTAGCGCATCTACCCACAGCAGCAATCCTGGCAGCAGCACGACATCGCTCAACGCCTATAAACGCACGGCGGAAGGAGTTAAAACTTCCCTGCTTACTGCCGACGCAACCATGGCGTCGGGCGTTACATCAGCGAACGGATCATTGTCCCAGGTTGCCGGTGCGCTGTCGTTTGTCGCCGGCGACCGCCTGGGCATTGACCTAAATGGCGTCGGCACTGGTGCCTCTGGCATTCAGCTGCTTATCACTTACACCCGCTCTGCTACTTGATCATGTCTGACAACATCATCGTCAATCCTGAAACCTTGGTCCGCTATTACGAAAGCGGGCCACTCGAGGGCCGGTCAGTGGATCGGTTCGTACCATTGCGCGGAGACTTGCCAACAAACCCTGGAGGCGTCGAATGGCCGAACCGTTTTGGCAGGCCATTCGACGGCACCGAGATCCGGTTCTACCTCAAAGGCGAACCTCAGGTGCGCGAGTACGACTCTCAGATTTTCTACGAGGTGGCCAGCTGGGGTCCTGTGGACTATCCGAACCCGAAGATTGGCGGCCCTGTTGGGACGTGGGAAGAGACGTTGGAGGTGCTGCGCCGGCCAGATGAGGAGCTGCTCAATCAGGTGGAGGCAGCGCGCCTGCAGGCCAACGCCAGGCTGTATCCGAGCAACGAAGATCCAATGCTGGCTGTGCTGCTGGCTGAGGCCATCCGGCGCGATCAGGAGGGCACGGCAACGGCCACCATGATCGACCTGCTGCAGCGGCATCAGGCGCTGGTCGAGGCGGGCTACGGCAACATAGAGCGGGCGAAAGAACTGCGCCAGCAGATCGAGGCAGGCCAGCCGTTTGACCTCTCTGCTGGATGGATCAATGAGCTGCCGGCATGAGTGGCGCAGGGGGCCTTATGCAGGAGGGAATCGGATGCTGATTGTTCAGAGACGGAGGGCGGCTGCATTCGACTTCCTCAACCCCGCCAACATCGGCCTGCCTGTTGGTGGCGGATACTTTGTCGGCCTGATCAGCCACACTGCTAACGGCAACCCAACTCATGCGCTGATCGTGGCGCCTAAAGAGAGTGGAGCTACTGGGCCAGGTTATCCACTAAATACGTTCTTGAGTTGGAAGACAGGAACCACCGCCACCACCGGCACGAATAGCCCATTTGATGGTGCCGCAAACACTGCTGCCATGGTGGCAGCCGGTATAAATAATCATCCTGCAGCCAAATTTTGTGTCGATCTTAGTATTGGTGGACTTACGGATTGGTACCTTCCAAGTCGTTTCGAGTGGGATATAGCGTATTTTAACCTCAAGCCTTCGACTGCAGCAAATAATACATCGTGGGGTGCCAACATTTACTCTGTACCTCCAAAGAGCAATAATACATCATCAATTCCTGCTCAGACAGGCGCGGCAAACTTTAATACATCTTTTCAAGCGTTTGCTCCTTTTACCCACTGGTCGTCTACCGAAGCGACTGCAACTTTGGCATGGCTTTTTAACATGGGTGCTGGCTTTCAGAGTAGCGATAGTAAATCAATTGTTAACGCAGTTCGCGCCTTTCGCCGCATAGCCCTCTAACCCCCCGTAGTGTCCCCGACTACTCCGCCCCCTACCCATGCCCTCAAGACGCCCCGAGATCCGCGCCGCATTCGTCGATCGGCTCAAGGACGCCACTCTGGCCGAGGAGCGCGTGCACAACGGCCGGCTGATGCCGCTGGACGATGAGAACGAGACGCCGGACCTGCCGGCGATCATCATTCACACGCGCGAGCCGGAGAAGATCCTGCGTCGCAGCCCATCAGGCTGGAATGGGTTCGAGGAGCGGCGGTGCATGGTCGCGGTGCAGATCGTCGCCCAGTCCTTCGCCGACCTGGACGCCGACCTGGACGCGATCGCCAACCAGGTTGAGGCTGCCCTCCAGGCCTGGGTCATCCCAGGCTTCGAGTCGACGAACGCCTTCCTGGTTGACTCGGACATGGCGGACCCAGAGTTCGATGGCAGCCTGGCCACATCGGTGCTCACCCTGCGCTACAGCGTGGATTACATGACGCCCTACCGCTCCTGCAGCGATCCCTACGTGGACCTTGATGCTGACGACATCATGCGGTCTGGCGCCTATCCTGGTGGCCAGGTCATGCCGGGGTGCCCGGCCGACAACACCGGCGAGGCCTGCCCGATCGGCACGGCGGAGCTGTTCTCTGACCAAGAGCCGATCAACTAAACTGCTGAGGAAGGGGGTCGTTGCCTCATGCCGCTGAATCTGATCCGGCGACTGGTCAAGGGCGCACGCCTGACCAGCAACGACCACGACCACAACCTTCATGTGCTGGAAGCAGCGATCGAGGACATCGCCTGACATCGATCAACCATGGCCCCCACCCGCAAGCGCGCTCGCACCACTGCCGGTCAGTTTCAGGCTGACGACCCGGCCACCATCGAACGCAACGAGGCCTACATCGAAGACCTCCCGCTGAACGTCGACAGCCTGGCCGCCTTCATGACCCTGGAGCAGCCGGACTGCGCGCGCCTCCAGCAAGGCCTCGACCTCGCCACCCAGGCGGCCGCGGTCTACATCGGCCGGCCCATCACCGGCAACGAGCCGCACCCCATCCGCCACGGCATCCACATGCTCGCCGCGCAGCTGCTCATCGCTGATCAGCTCGACAGCACCCCCCATGCCGCCAGCATCCCCGGCGTTGTGCGCTACCTCTGGAAAGCCAATGCTGGGCGTTAACCGCAGCGACCAGACCACCAGCGGCGTCGGCAGCGCAGAAGCAACCGACCATTCCCGCCGGCTGAACAACCTCGCCCGCTATGGCGTCGTCGCCGAGGTCGACTACACCGGCGAAACAGCAGGGTTCCCCGCCGTCCGCGTCGACATGCAAGACGGTGCGCTTCGCAGCGACTGGGTGCCATGGTTCACACCCCGCGCTGGCGCAGACGTGGTGTGGGATCCGCCAACAGTCGGCGAGGTGGTGATGCTCCTGGCCCCGTCCGGGGAGCTCGCCAACGGCGTCGCTATCCCAGGCATGTTCTCCGATGGCAACGCCAACGGCGACCGCGCAGCGCTCCATCGCCGCACCTACAGCGACGGCACCGTGGTCGAGCACGACAGCGACAACCACACCCTCACGATCGACACCACGGCCAGCACCGGCAGCGTGGTGATCCGCACCGGCTCCGCCAGCATCGAGGCCAGCGGCGCCGTAACCGTCGAGGCCCAGGGGCAGGTAAGCATCACTGGCTCTGCCATCCACCTCAACCCCTGACCATGGCCGACCTGATCCGCATCGGCGATTCAGGCTCCCATGGCGGCGCTGTCACCACTGGCAGCCCCAACACCTTCTGCAACGGCATCGGCGTCGCGCGCGTGGGCGACACCTACAACTGCCCCATCCACGGGCCCAACCCGATCGTCACCGGCAGCCCCGACACCTTCACCAACAACCTCGCGGTCGCCAGAGTAGGAGACACCACCGCCTGCGGCGCCACCCTGCAGGCGGGCAGCCCCGACACGGAGGTGAACTGATGGCCGGCATGAACCGAAACACTGGCAAGGCGCTCGGCGGCTTCGACCACCTCCGCCAATCCATCCAGGACATCCTCACCACACCGATCGGCAGCCGCGTCCACCGGCGCGACTACGGCAGCCGCATCCCACGGGCCGTCGATCGCCCGATCAACCAGGCCTTCGTCGCCGACGTGGTGGCCGGCACCGCCGAAGCGCTCGACCGCTGGGAGCCGCGCCTTCGCCTAGAGCGCGTGATCATCGACAGCGTTTCGGCTGATGGGCAGATCGCCCTTAGCCTAGTCGGGTACTACCTGCTCAACGGTGAGCGGATCGAACTCCAGGGGCTGGTGATCTGATGGCCACGCTCGACTTCAGCTCACTCCCCGCTCCGGAGATCATCGAGGAGCTGGACTACGAGCAGATCCTGCAGGACATGATCGCCGACCTGCAGGCCCGCGACCCCTCCTACACCGAGATCCTCGAGTCGGATCCAGGCGTGAAGATCCTGGAGGTGGCGGCCGCGCGGGAGCTGCTGCTGCGGCAGCGGATCAACGACGCGCTGCAGGCCACCCTGCTGCGCTACGCACTGGCCGGCGACCTGGAGAACCTTGCCGCCTTCTACGGCGTCACCCGCCTGGTGGATGAAACCGACGAGGCGCTGCGGCTGCGCACCATCGAGCGGATCATGGGCAGCAGCACCGCCGGCGGCGCGGCCTGGTACCGCTTCCAGGCGCTGACCGCCAGCGAGCAAGTGCGTGATGCGGCGGTATCCAGCCCCGCCCCGGGGGAGGTGCTGGTCAACATCCTCTCGACCGAAGGCGACGGCACGGCGGACAGCGAGCTACTGGAAGCTGTGGATGACGTGCTGCAGAGCGACAGCGTGCGCGTCATCACCGACACGGTGACTGTTGCGACCGCCACGATCAACACCGTCCCTGTGACCGCCCAGGTCTACCTCTACCCCGAGACCCCGATCGATGTGTTCAACAACCTGGAGGACAGCCTGACTGCTGCGTTCGCTGCTGCATCAGGCCTCGGCTGGGACGTCACCCGCTCCTGGCTGATCGCTCAGCTGCACCCCCCCGGCGTGCAGCGGGTCGTCTTGACTGCGCCTGCTGCAGATGTAATCTGCGCCTCCAGTCAGGCCCCAGCACTGGGCGCCATCACGCTCACGATGGCGGGGCGTGATCGATGAGTCGCTACGACCTGCTGCCGCCCAACGCGACGCAGCTGGAGCGTGATTTCTCCCGCGCCACTTCCCCCCTGGAGCGGCTGGCGTACACGAGCACTCAGGTGTTCAGCCCGGACGTCTTCGAGCCAGACGTCTTCGATGACAAGCAACCGGTCCCGAACATCCGCACGGCGAAGCGGATCGACATCCCGGATTCGGTCCTGCCGTGGTTGATCTATGAGTACGGGTTGGGCGAGATCCTGCCCTATCTGGGCGACAACCAGCGGCGAGCCATCGCTGATGGCGTCCTGTGGCAGCGGATCCGCGGCACCCCCGAGGCGGTCCGCATCGCCCTCACCTGGATCAACCTGACCGGGGTGATCGAAGAATCGGAAGGCGGCAGCGCACGATGGGCCGAATACCAGCTGGGGCTCAGTGCTCCGACAAGCGGCGATCAGATCATCGACGACATCGTTGGGGTGACGCGCATCAGCAGCCCGGTGCGGTCGCGGCTGCAACGGATCTATGCGGGCTACGACTTCCGCCGCTTCGTGCTGGACGACAGCAAGCTGAGCGACGGCGGGATCCTGTCGGATCACAGCGGCGTGCGGCCGCAGCCGGACTGGCCACAGATCAGCTACGGGCAGGTTCTTGGTAGCTATGTAGGGCAACTGGCGGCATTGTCGCTGGAGGATCGCCAGCTACTGCTGCAGGAGAGCGATGCCGAGATTCTGCTGGATGGATTCACGACCGTTGAATCTGTGTGTACATCACAGATTGCTGTGCACGTAACCGACCCCGACCTGTTCCTGCTTGATCATAGTTTGATAGATGAAGAATGGCACAAGTTAAACTACCCTTCGCTGCTGACGACGCTGGAGGGCGTTGGGGCCAATTACGCTGGGCAAACCTGGTCGTCCTTCGGATGGCTTGAAGGCGAGACGTGGGCGAGCGCGAACGTGGTGATCAGCAGTAGCATGCAGACTACCAGCTAGAGGGCCGGAATCATGACGCTTCAACCCCGCCGAATTAGTGAATTGCCTTCGCTGACGGACCCGGTCACCGACGATCTGCTGCCGGTTATCGATGTCAGCGAGCCTGAAAGAGTAGACCGGAACAAAAAGATTGATCTTGGGCGACTTCGTTCGTTCATTCTGGCGCTTGGCGCGGTGCCGAACCATCCAGTCTACAAAACGATCTATGTATCACCTGACGGCAGCAATGCTGCCACCGGGCGGAATGAAGCGGCACCGGTCGCTCACGTCGAACGTGCGCTAGAGATAATTGAAAGCCAGCCCAACCCAAATGGTTGGGCCGTCAAACTGCTCGGGGATGTTTATTCAGCCGGCGAAATTCCTACGCCCGATAATACTACGATTATCAGCCATAACATGCAGCGGCGGGCGACTGTGCGTCCGACTTCAGGCAATGAACAGCGCAATGTTTTTCTTTGCGGCAATGGTGTTCATATCTATGGCGTGAAGTTCGCCGGCTGGCGGATCGATGATTTCGACAACCCTACCAAGGGTTTCGCCATGACCTTCCGGCCTGGCGCCGTCATCCTGCCAGGTGGTGTGCCGTATGGGCAGAACTGCGTGGTGTCGAGTTCTATCAGCGGCATTCCAACACCGCTGCCGATGGATGCGGTGAACGGCAACCCGGCTCACCCGCGCGGGGGTGGCTGTGTGCTGGCTGATGCCTCGGTGCTGTCGGCCTACACGGTCTATCCAAACATCATGACGTGGGGGTTCACCCCAAGCTCGCCTAATGGGATGGGCTATGTGGCCAGGAACCGCGGCTTTATCAACCCGGTCAACGCTATCGGCGTCGGGGCTCACCGGCACTTCATGTGCCTCGATGGTGGGCAGATGGTGGTCAGCGGATCGAGTTCGCAGTTCGGCGATTACAGCTTCTGGAGCGAGGGCAGCACGCAGCAGGTGGTGCCCCTCAAGGTGGCCGCCGGTTCGATTGCCGTACAGGCCGGGGCCGCGGCTATAATCAACTCGCAAAGGACCGCGCTGATCGACAGCATGTGGGCGTTCCTGGTGGCGAATTACGGAGCCGGCTCATGGCCAGCGTCCTATCAGCCCCTGACCCGAGCGGATGCAGGCCTGTTCCTCGATGCGCTGTCCGCCTGCCTGGTTCACGGCTTCGACCGGCCGATGCGTAACTTCGCCGAGGGGATGTTCAAGTTTGATGGCACCTGCGTCTACAGCTATCCCTTCCACGCGGCCTTCAAGGCCAGCTGGGATCGGCTGGTGGTGCAGCTGATCGCCGGGGGGCAGCTCACCACCGCCGCCGCGGCCTTCACCAACGCCCTGGTGGCCCGGCTGAAGGCCACGCTCGACAACCACTGGTTTGAGGTGGGCCAGGGCCCGGCGCCGTCACCGGTGGAGCCAGTGCGGCGCAAGCTGCGCAGCCTCATCACGGCGATCAACCACCAGTGGACAGCACCGCTTTCCGGCGTGGAGTTCTACCGGGTGCCGCCGGCCAAGGCCGCCCGGCAGATCAAGCGCTCGATCGTGCAGAAGAACGGTGGCCAGGTGCGCTTCAGCGGCCAGGATGACGTCGGTAACGCGGTGTTCGTCGGTGGCCTGACCATTGACGCGCGCAGCGGCCAGCTGGGCGGCCCGCCGTTCGACTCTGCCATCCGCAGCCGCGTCACTCGCGCGATCATCTCCAGGAGCTACTGACATGCCCCGCATCAGAACCGATCAGCCAAGCAGCGGGAAGCCGTTGCTGCTGTTCATCCCGTCCACCACCAACGACGGCTTCGTAAACACCACATGGAGCACGATCGCCGAGGCGCCAGATTTCTCGATCCCCGCCAGCGGCGACGATGGAACGGCGAGTGACCCGGCAGACAGCGGCCGCGAGCTGCGACCTGGAGAGGTGTTCTTCGAGACGCCACTGCAGGCGATCAACACCACTGCCACGACCCGGTGGGTCGAGCTGCAGATGCTGCTGCAGGGCGCCAGCGGTCAGGCGATTCGGGTGTCGCCGCAAGTTGCGGTGCCGGCGAACGAGTCGGTGTTCCTGCTGACGCAGGGCCTGCGGCTGCTTAAAACTGACCTGACCAATACGCAGCCAGGGGGGCGGCTGCAGATTCGGGCAGAGGTGGCGAACGCCATCACGATCATCGGCACCGCCGTCGAGCTGGAGGCCGCCAACCATTCGCCCGATACGGAGGCACCCTGATGACGATGGACAGGCTTAAGACCGGCTCTGGCAAACAACTGCGCACTGCAGCCCTCGCGGTAGTACAGGTGCCGGTGCCGTATGTCGCCGCCGCAATGCCTGGGGCGATAGTGCTGGGCAGCAATGGCAGGCTGAACGCCTCTGTCTTTACTGAAGCGGGCCTCTACGGTTGGAGCCAAATCTGGACGAGCAACAGAAATCAGCTGATCAGGCTTGACAGAAACGATGCAACACCAGCGACAATCTTTTTAGAGAAACAGAGGTCTGACGCCAGCCTTGCTGTAGTTAATGACAACATTGGGAGCATCAACTTTGAGGCCCGCAATCAGTCGGGGCTGACGGCTCAGTGTGGCTCAGTAAATGTATTCGTCGATTCCCCTACGTCGCCGGATACGATCTCGGCCGCTATGCGTTTTTCGTACAGGCCGCTGGCCCTAGCTGGGTCGATACCAAATCTGCCGGTTGGCCTAATCATCTCCTCCTCTGGCAACGTCCTGATCAACAACACCAGCGGCACTGAGCGGCTCTCCGTCACCGGCAACATCCAACTCACCAACACCGCCGACAGCTACAGAGTCGGCACCAATAACGTCGTCGGCTCCCGCAAGACCGGCTGGGGGCTACCCACCGGCACCGCCACCCGCACTGCGTTCGCCACCTCCACCGCCACCGTCACCCAGCTGGCCGAGCGCGTCAAAGCGCTCATCGACGACCTCACCTCCCACGGCCTCATCGGGGCCTGACACCACCACTTGCCATGCAAGACCAACTCATCACCATCGTGAACTCCTACGCCGCAGCACGGGCCAGCGGGGACACCGTGCTGCAGCAGTTTGCTGCCCAACAACTCGG